ATCCAAAAAGTCAATACCAAAAAGCAACGCATGGTAATGTGGGCGTTGTGTCGTCTCTCCATATTCCCCGCATCCAAAAAAGCTAATTCTTGTTTGTTGCGTCTTCCGCAGATTCTTAATGAATCCCGAAAAATCCTTAGAACATAGTTCACTATTCTCATTCAAATGCTCATCATCTAAAGTCAAAGTAACGAATAAACTATTATCATGCATCCTACTTTCGTGCATCATTCTTACAGCCCACTGTCTGCCTTGCTCTGCTCTACATCCAACACAAGTACCGCACGGAACAACGACCCAGTCATTAACTCCGCGGGTCGTATAAAGCGACTTTCTTCTAACGGCTACTTCAATCGGGTGGTAACAAGGCATTAAAGCCTAATCCCACCTCGCATAAAATAACCAGTCATCCTATTTTTACTGTGCGACCTATTCGCACCCTTCCTAAAGGTCTTCTTGGAGCTACGTCTCCCCATCTTTTGTCGTCTCATTTCGACACCCCTAACCAAACTACATTATCCGATCTAGTCAACGATCGGTCGGCATGAATATGCCCATCATAAATTCCAATGCGCCGAAATCCGGCGCCTATTAAACCTCTCAAAATCTTAAATCTTGTCCTACTATCGGAACAAGCTATATCTACAGCCCACCCCTCTCCGTGGGCGCCAGCATCTCCTTCTCTATATGCGGACGTAATCTCAAAGGGTACGCCCGCCAAATTCTCCGCTAACTCTAAAAACATGACTAACCCAGTCTTCAAATTCCAATCACTTCTTCCCTTTCGAAAAATCATCACTTGTACTCCGTGCGCGTGCATCTTGCGCGTGCGCGAAAACACAACTAATCTAAATACTCACTCAACGAAAGGAAACAATCTCATGTCTACACCCCAACACATTCTCAAAATCATTGAGAAACTTCAAAAGCAGCTTCAAGCTGCTCAAACTAAAGTAGCGGAAATCCAATCTCATATTGATGCTCTTTCGCATCTCTAAAACTAACACCCTCTCGGGGGTCTCGAGGTTCCCCTCGAGGTCCTCCCCGAGGGGGTCAACAAGCCCTCTGGGCGCGTTAGGGCACATCCTCCTCTTGTTGTATATGTGCCAGGTGACCCAAAGTCACCTTCTAACATCATTCGGGCCCTGCGCCCGTCTCTCCGGCCACCGCCTCTGGAGGCCTCTCTGGAGGTACTCCAATTCCTTCCGGGCTAGTTCCCGGTCCGCCCGCTGGCGGATCAACTTCCACAACTTTAAGAAAACCCGCTTCAACCAATGCATCTCTTTTATCCTGGTCATGTGCCGTATCTAACCACACGGCAACGTCATGGTTAAAAATCTCCCTAACTTTACTCGGTAATTTCAAAAACTCAACTTCTGCAACCCGCGCTTGATTCAACGCATCTTGTAAATCAGTAAACTCCGAAACATCCTTAAACATCAAATCAGCTTCGTCCAACATCTCCATCCCACCTTGCCCAAACTGCTTCAAAATATTTGTAATATCGGCCATATGGGCATCACTCTGTACCGTCATCGACGGATCAGTATTAACTGTCTGTACTCTCGGCTTCCCGCGGGAATCCAAATTATCATTCGAGACTCTGCCTTCCATAACAATCTACCTCGCTCTAAATGCGCCACCTGAACCAAATACGGATTGTAAAAGGCTCCTAACTGTTCTTGTCTTCTGACCCATCTTACCACCTTCAAAGGCCTCAATATTCCTAGCGCCGGCAATGCCCAATCGCGTTAATTCGTTATTCCATTTAATACCGGGCCTTGCGGCGTCTATACTCATTTCTCTAGCTCTGCTTTCTCTTCCTTCCTGATCGGCCTTATACTTCTGTGCTAAGGTCAAATCAGCAACAGCGACCATATTCTTTAATTCTTGCGTCATTCTCTTCGCTTGCATACCAGAGCTGACAGCTGGACTTAATGCATCTTCCATATTTGCTCTGGATCCACTACCTGCTGCTCCACTTCCGGAAGTGCCCATAGGTGCACTTGCTCCTCCTTGACTATAGGCTAAAGCGGGATTAACTCCCGCGGCCTTCATATCCTCAATTCCTGCTTGCCAACTCGTATTACGCATACGCTCTTGAAAAGCCATCTGTCTCGTAGCTTGACTACTGGTAAATTGTCTACTTGTAGCAGCTTCAGCGCTTTGGAAATCCCTATCTTTTTGGGCTTGTCCTCCACGTGCTCGATTGGCTGCTAAGCCTCCGAGTAGTGAACTTCCGGCGGCTCCGGCCGCCATCCAGGGAAACATCTAAAACCTACTCGACAAAGACGGCACCGAATAAACGGGCATGGGTCGCGCACATTTATAATTAAACCAAAGATCTAAAAGAAAATCTGGCTCAGTATCGACGGTAGTAATTCTACTCATCGGCGTCTGATCTTTAATAAAGGTCGTATTCAACGCCGGCAAACTCGAAAAATCCTCAGCTAAATGCCATTGAGACAAACTTCCCGAAATATCGGGGTTAAAGTGTCCAACTAAACGTGAGTGTTTCATTCTATATTCAGCCCATCGTTCCTGATAACCAAAGACAGATAGATCTGTTCCTGAAACATTCGAAACCCAAATCTCCTGATTCAAAACCGATTGCTCACCAAGATTCGCCAAGGCGGGAATATAAAAGTCATACCTAGTGGACCTACTCCATAATCTGTCCATGCCCTGAAAATAAGTAACATCACCGCGGGCTCTTATGAGTCCCATAAGATAACCGTGTTCAGTAAAGGACTTGGCCCAACTGTGTCCACTAATAACTCCTGTCCCGATACCTCTTAACTCAGCCTGGTTAATTGTAGCGGTGTCGCTTGTATTCGCAACAGGCGAAATATTAATAAACGACTTACCACCACCCAAATATTCGGGCCTCTGCAATCTATAATCGGGGCTTGTAACACCGAAATGTGCTTTAATCATTTCAACGTATCTAGTACCACCTCGGGCATCACGCTCCAACAATCTCTGAATCGCTACGCTTTCTCGCAACGCATTAATGTCCACATTCGCAATTAATTGTGGATCTCTCCAGTGCATCGTCTCGTTAGTGGTCCAGGCGCCGGTTATTTCTACATCCGGCGCGGTAGCTGTTGCAGTAGCGGCCAGTACTGCGGCCGCGGGTGTATCATCAGTCGCTCTAAAGGTCGGCAAACCATAACCACCACCACCAGCGGGATCACCAACAACATCAGCGGCCAAAGCAATCGCAGTACCTTTCTGTAAATAGGGCAACGCACTTGTAAAATAATCATGGCGTTTGGCACTATAAAGGATACTATAACTTCCGACAGAATCGGGTCCGTTACTAGTTATCATGGTAACGTCACCGGACACGTTCTGATCTTTAAACCACTCATTCCAGACGCGGGTATACATCCTGAAAGGTAAGGCGTTAACACTAGGAACTGTGGCCGTGGCTAAGCCTTCGGGCAATCCCATATAAGCCGCTAAACCGTGTCCAGTAACGGCCGCGTCATGATCGACCGTCCATCCGGTAGCCAAAACCGGGATGGTATAGGTCGTATCCTGAGCACCAGTGCCTTCGTGCTCTCCATTAAAGAACGCCCAATTGTCCCACAATAATCTAGTGGGACAGAAAAAGAAAAATGTCTCAAGCTCTATATTATCCATGACGGGTGCGTCTAATGGACTAAAAATTCTAGCAAAACCATTCAAACTCATAGTCATGGTATCGCCAGGTAAAATCTCATCAACAAAAATAGGATACAGCAATTTAGCGTCAAAGGTCATCTTCAAACCGTGCGATCTATTAAATTGTGATCGCCGTATTTTCGCATCTGGGCCCTGATAACTTTGTCGGGTCCCTCTGCGTACTTGCACCATATCTCGCGGGCTCATGCTTCCTCCATTAAGTTAAGCTGATCTCCGTGGTTGGTAACAAAATTACTAGCTACTGCAACTTTCCGTGCGGGCAACGCACTGATAACACCCAATTCGGGATCAAAACTCCCAATATGGTATAAAGCATAATCTTCGGGAAACTTCGCGAACTGGTGTTGTGGATCTCTACAGGCCTCTTCAAAGCCGCGGATAGCGAAAGCGACGGTAGGGCCCGCAAACGGGTCCATATATCGTTCCGCCACTTGATCCATGACACTAAATAATTCGACGCTCATAATGCGTTCCTCCCGTAAAAAAGGTTTTGTCTAGCTTCTGCGATCTTCTCTCCAGCTTGCTTCTGGTATGCCGTCAATTCTACGGCTTCATCGTATCGCTTAATGCGGACATTTTCCATGATAACAGGAAAATTCTTGTCCATCCATTTATCATAATATCTTGGTGGCTTCGCCTCAAAACCATCAATAACGACAAAATCCCGCGGGTAAACGTCCCGCCAGTGTCGTTGAATCCATCGCCGGCCTATAGCCGGTCTTAAACTCATTCGAGCAAACTCCGGTGTTAATAATGCACCGGTCAAAGGATTCGCGCGAGCGTAATCTTTGTTCTTAACTTTCTTTTGAACATATCCAGCAACATAACTTGCGCTAGCCATAGTCACGCTCCCACCCTCACAGAGACCCCTCGCCCAAATATCGTCCAAAGCTTGGGACCGCCATACATTAGGGCGGCTACTATCAAACCCAATATCACGATCCAAAAAGTCAATACCAAAAAGCAACGCATGGTAATGTGGGCGTTGTGTCGTCTCTCCATATTCCCCGCATCCAAAAAAGCTAATTCTTGTTTGTTGCGTCTTCCGCAGATTCTTAATGAATCCCGAAAAATCCTTAGAACA